GAGATGGTCCGGCGCGAAGGTCGGGGACTTTACATGAGTTTCACGCCCAACCACCGGCTGCCTAAAACTTTGGGTAACAGGCAAAACTCTAACGGTAAGGTTCCAGGTAATCATCTGTTCACCCTGACCCCTTTCAACGAGCTTCCGGGGCAGGCGTTCATTATGCGTGCTACCAAAGGTTGGGAGGGGACAGTCCTTTCCTCTTTCAGTGTCCCATTGCAGCCTACTAGAAAGCGTAAAACAGAGCCTGTATTAGAGCTATCTGGCTTAGACTATGCGGAGCTGATGGGTTGGTACTTGTCAGAGGGGTGCGTTATAGATCGTGACCGCGCTTTTCAGATTGCACAGAGTAAGGCTCAGCATAGGCCGACGATAAAGAGGCTGCTTGATCGCTGCGGCTTTAAGCAGTCATGGAGCGACCAAAGTGTCGTGGTGTACTCTGCGGACTGGCACGCCTACTTACAGCAGTTCGGGGAGTGTAGGGAGAAGTTTGTCCCTCGTGAGGTTTTGAATTCTAGCAGTGACACCCTACGCGCGTTCTTTGATGCGGCGGTGAGCGGAGACGGCCATAGAGAGTCTGAGCATAGCGGCCAATATTACACCACGTCGAAGCAGCTAGCTGATGACGTGGCGGAGGTAGCTGTTAAACTAGGTTATACGGTGTACGTGTCGTCACGCCAGCGTGAGAACCGCTCTGGACTATCGTACGCAGTTAGCTTCGCCCCAGGACGTAATGTCATGCTTGCCACAGGGCAGCACCGTTACGAAGTCAGTACGAACAGCAAGCCTAATGTCGAACGCGTGCGGTACAGTGGACCTGTTTACTGTATCGGTGTGGATGGTGATGAGACTTTCGTTATCCGGCAGCGTGGAACGGTATGGCTTAGCGGAAACTCCGGCCCCGGCCATAACTGGGTCAAGAAGCGTTTCAAGCTTCCGAAGATGAGTGGGCGCATCGTTAGGACGCGAGACCTGGAGGATAGAGTCGCGATTCGTTCCGATTTGAACGAGAATTTTCCGCTGCTGCACAGTGACCCCGGCTATCCGAACCGAATCCGTGCAGCAGCTCGTAGCCCCGCTGAAGCAGAAGCATGGGCTTATGGAAATTGGGACGTAACGTTTGGCGGCATGTTCGATGACATATGGGATAAGTCCATCCATGTCATCCCTGACATCTCTCCTAGCAGCCTTCCTCGTGGTTGGGTGCTATCTCGTGCTTACGACCACGGCCAGAGCAAGCCGTTCTCAGTGGGGTGGTTCGCTGAAAGCAACGGTGAGCCGATTCGTACTCCTATCAAGAACCCTGAAGGCAAGGTGACAGGCTATCGGCATATAGGCTCTATCCGTGGCGACTTGGTTCTGTTCAAAGAGTGGTATGGATGTGCGCTCGATCCGGAAAACGGTGAGCGAGTCGATGATACTGGTCTGCGCATGCGCGCAACGCAGATTGCAGAAGGTATCCGTGATCGTGAGAAAGACTGGGGCGTTCGCCACCGAGTGAATGCGGGTCCTGCTGACACCGAAATATGGTCGAAGGATAGCCGTGGTACACAGCTTGCCCCTGTAGACGACTTCGAAACCGTCCTGGGTTCTGACTGCTTTGAGAAGGCGGACAAGAGTCCTGGTTCGCGTATTCGAGGCTGGCAGAAAATCCGTGAGTTCCTTGAGGGGGCTCGGCCGGGGGCGGACGGGACCCGCGAGAAGGCGGGACTATTCGTCTGCGAGGGGTGTACCAACTGGATCGACTTGGTGCCGATACTGCCAAGGTCTACCGATAATCAAGATGAGATTCCCGATAAAATTGAGGACCACGCTGGGGATATGACCCGGTACAGAACCACTTGGTCACACTCCTTCATGAGTCAGGGCCGGTTCTAGGCCGGTTGACTTTCTGGGTGTCCGTAAGTGACACTAGAGGTGAACGTGGCCCGCTGCGGGCGCGGGGGCGAGACATATGGCATCACAGCAAGAAAAAGACGCTTCGTTAAACCCTTCCACTGTTAGCGCGGCCTACGAAACTATGCTACCTAAGTGGCAGATGGTCTCTGCACTGCTTGGTGGCACTTGCACTATGCGAGAAGTAGGTAAGGATTATCTACCACAGCACTCTGCTGAAGGTGAAGAGGACTACGCCAACCGGTTAGCCCAGAGCGTTCTCTACAATGTGACGGAGTTGACCCTCAACAGTCTCGTAGGCCGAATTTTCCGGGAGCCTATCGAGATGATAGACCCTGATGAGAAGATTTTGGAGTTGTCCAGGGACGTGGACTCTTTGAAGTCCGACATTAACATGTTTTCGCAGGCGTGGTTTCGCGAAGGGATGGCTAAGGGGTATGCTGGAATACTCATCGACATGCCAGCGATAGTTCAAGATGAGAAGGCGAAGCGTACTAGGGCTGATGACCTACGGGAGAACCGTCGTCCTTACTGGTCTCTGCTTAGCACCGAGAACATCATATTCATGCACTATGAGCGGGTTAACGGCGTTGAGACGTTGATGCATGCTCGTATTGCTGAGTACAAAGTAGAGATGAACGGATTTGTTCAGGAAGTAACCACGCAGATTCGAGTTCTCACGCCCGGCAAGTGGGAGTTGTACGAGAACGAAAAAGAGAAGGATAAGCGCAAGAAGGATGTATGGGTCAAGGTCGAAGAGGGGACCTACGACCTGGATATCATCCCTATCGTCATGTTCTACACGAATAAAGAGAGCTGCATGCTATGCAAGCCGCCTCTGGAAGACCTTGCGTATCTGAACGTGCGCCACTGGCAGTCGAATTCCGATCAGATAAACGTGCTCACTGTGGCCCGGTTCCCCATGCTGGCGGCGTCCGGCGCGGTGCAGGATAGCTCCAAGAACACTATGCCTATCGGTCCCCGGCAGCTCTTGTCTATGCGCGACCCGAACGGCCGCTTCTACTACGTTGAGCATACGGGCCGTGCTATCGCCTCCGGTAAAGACGACCTGGAGATGCTGGAAGATCGCATGGCAGCCTACGGTGCGGAGTTTTTGCGGCGTCAGATATCAGGGCGCACGGCGTTCGAGCGGGCGCAAGATGCAGGCGAAGCGACATCGAACTTGAAGTCTATGGCCACACAGTTTGAGGTGTCGTTGAACACGGCGCTTGAAGTGACCGGCATGTGGCTGGGTATTGACAAAGTCGGCACTGTCAAAGTGAACAAGCACCACACGGTGGAAGAAGACAAGAGCGATCCTCTTACGATCCTTGGCAGCGCTCGTGAGCGCGGAGACATATCCCTCAAGACGTTCCTTGACCAGTTGAAGCGTGGTAAGTCTATTGACGACTCGGTGGATGTAGACGAAGAGATTGCTCGTATCGAGCAAGAACGGGAAGACGGTCTCACGGTTGATCCGAGTCAGCCGTACAGCACGAAGGTCAAGCAGACAAGCGGTGAGATTGATGAAGCTGCTACCAAGGGCGTGACAGACGCCACGACTCCAAAGCCCAAGCCTGTAGCGAAGCCAGCCGCAAAGAAAAAGCCAGCTAAGAAGTAGGTGGTAGGATGCTTTGCTGGGACGTAGAGACTTTGGCTAAAGGCTACGACATACTGCGTAGTACAATGCCTTTTCGAAGGTGGGGACTGCCACCTAGTTCGGATGTCGTGTTTCAAGTGAGTCGGGACGAGACTACAGACGGGAAGTTCATAGCTGCGGACAGAAAAATCATCATATCCCAAAAGGCGCATCACCGGTTAGAGAGCATGCTCAGAACCATGGCGCATGAGATGGTGCATCTTTACATATGGCGAAAGGGCTCTAAAGACAGGGCAGAGCACGGTGCGGAGTTTAAGAAACTGGCTAGGTTGGTTTGCAAGCACCACGGATTTGAAGAGGCCACTTTTTGAAAGGGTTGGGAAAATGTCACTTGACTCGGCGGGCGAATCTGCTACAAGTTCTGCGCAGGCCGGTCAAGGTCGAGCTGAAAATTACATGAGGGGGCCTCAGTGACTAACGTTATACATCTTGCCAGGAAGAACAAAGGGACGCGGAGTAGTAGCATCCAGGACATTGTAGATTACGTTCAGGCACGGGTGAGCGCTGATAAGACGGAGGCGCTACTGGTTATAGAGTTCAGTCGCGAGGCTCCGGAAGCGCCGCTCGTTCCTCAGTTCTCTTACTCATCTTTGTCGGAGCTGGAGTCTAATTCGATCCTTGCACTTCTGGGGTCGCTTGAAGTTCTGAAGTCCAACATACTAGGTATGCTAGAGCCACGATCTAACGATGACTGACGCGCTCGCCGTTATCAACCAAGACCACTTCGACGTTCTCGTTCTGGCAGGCACTTTGTCAGAGAAGAGGCGTCATATATTCTTGCGACTCTTGGCGGAGACGGCGAACATAGCTCTAGCGGCTGAGGCGGCGGGGTATAAGAACACGGCTGCTGTTCGAAAAGTGGCTAGGGACGATCCAGCATTCGCTGCCGCGTTGGAGGCTGCGGCTGAAGCAGCGGGCGACATGCTTGAGGCTGAAGCAGTTCGACGTGGTAAGCAGGGTATCAAGAAGGATGTGTGGTACAAGGGTGAGATCGTGGGGGAGGAGTTCGTGTATAGTGACTCCCTCCTTGCCATGTTGCTGAAGGCGGCTAAGCCCGAGAAGTACGCTGAGCGTAGCAAGGTGGATAGCACTACGAACATCAAAGTGGGTATCGCGGTCATACCCATGGCGGCTCGTAGCGTTGAAGAGTGGGAGCGCCAATCCATAGGCGTGCATGAAAATCAGGTGAGGCTACCCCCGCCTGAACCGGTTATCGAGGGAGAGTTCGTCCCTGTAAAGATAAGTCGCGGTTGACAAACAGGGCACTATGTGGGATTTTTAACCGACTTTAACAGCCTGGAGGGCACTTACCTATGTGGGATTTCAAGCCAGTTGACGACCTGAGTACCGTACCGGAACAGTTTCGCGGCTTGTACAACGCGGAGAAGGGGGCGGACGGAAAGTTCACGGTGTCGGCTGCTGCCCAACCTCTTGTCACTGCGTACACCGGGGAGACTGCTGCGCTTGCGAAAGCTCGCAAAGACTTGAAGGCGGCGAATGATGAGTCGGCCGCTCGCCGCGTAACTAAGACTGCGGTTGTGGACTTCGCCAAGAAACTCGGTCTTGAGAACATCAACGAGGAGAATCCTCTTGAGAATATCGAGACGCATATTGGTGAGCTGCTCGGTAAGGTGAAAGGCGGTCCTGACTTGATGAAGTCCATTGAGAAGATCAAGACCGACTACGAGCGTAAGAACACCGAGGTTGTTACGACGGCGGATGCGAAGGTGGCTAAGATGCTTACTTCTTTGCAGAAGCATCTGGTCGGTGAGGCTGCGGCCTCTGCTATCGCCGCGCAAAAGGGTGATCCGAAGCTGCTTCGT